TGCCTTACAGAGATAATGGTGGTAAGTCAATATTCCTTACATATTACGACTGTCCACAATGTGGAACAACTCATTATGTGCAGATTGATGATACACATACACTTGAGTTAAAGAAAGAAACTGTCAAGATGTTCGCTAGGTTATCAAAGAAGCGTATGGACTTCAAGCCGATACCAAAGAAACAGAATGATAAGTTTGTAAAAACCAACGAGAGACTCACGGTAGCCAGACAGGAATTGATGAAACAATATGAGGGTCAGGTTGTATACGATAAAGATACCGGAGAAGAGGTTGAGCTACATTTTACTATTGTGTAGAGAGGTGTGAAACCAAAGAAAGTACATTGAATTGAGACGTACCTGGGCGTCGGTAAATAAGCAGAGACCAAACGTTACCGTGAACATATACACGGAGTAGAGAAAAGGAGAAAATAAAAATGGATGGAAATGAAAACAACAAAGATGTTCAGAACAACGCAGACCAGACTGGTGCTCAGGGTAGTACAACTGGAGCGGCCGGAACCCAGCAACAGAATACTCAGCAGAATAACCAGAATGTAGGCCAGCAGCAGAATAATCAGGGAAATGAAAAGATGTTCAGCCAGGCACAGGTAAATCACATGATGGCTAATGAGAAGAAGCAGGGTAGAGCGGCAGCATTTAATGAAATGGGTATCAATCCCAATGACCCCAATGCACAATCAATTATGAACATGTTTAAAGCTTTTATGTCGTCTATAAAAACTGATGAACAGAAAACTCAGGAGCAGGCAGCTGCTCAGCAGATTGCATTGGCTGAGTCACAGTCCAAGTTACAGAGAGCAGAGCTCAAGGCAGAAGCACTACAGCTTGGTGCTAATCCCGAGTATGTTGATGATATTGTTATAATTGCTGTGTCCAAGATGGATGATAAAACGGATGCTAAGACGGTTATCGGTGAACTGAAAACCAAGTATTCTGTTTGGTTTACACCGGCTTCATCAGAGGAAAACAATGATGATGGTAAGGGTAAGAAGCAGCAGGGTGGCAATCAGCAGCAGAACAATGGTGGAACCGGTCAGAATGGTACGGGTACATCGGTTGGTAATGGTAGTGGTAAGAAAGCCGGTACTGATAAAGGTACGACAGGAATTGGTGCTAGATTAGCGGCACAGAGAAATCAGGCGGCACAGAAAAAGTCTTTCTGGTCGTAATTTTACAGGAGGTAAGAAATAATGTTAAACAGAGATGGTGTAAAGAAAACATCTTATGGTAAGCCTATTCAGATTTTGGCTAACGTTGAACATCAGGTTTCTGTTGGATGTATCGTTCCCAAGTCTATGGCTACTGTGGTTGATGGTAAGAATATCGTTCCTGCAGGTACGGCACTTAACATCAATCTTATGGATTTACAGGTTAAGGCAAAGGTGCCGGCTACAGGTTCTCCTATGAATGCGGTTTTACTGCATGATGTGGATATGACAGATGTGGCCGATGAAGGCGCAATGAATGGAACTGCTCTTATTTGGGGCTTTGTAAATGTGAACAGGCTTCGTGCAGCAGAGCAGGTTTCTATCGTAACGGCGGCAACTATCACCGGTAATAATGGTGCAATTACGCTGCTCAAGGCGTAAGTAAAAGAAAGGAGAAACAACAGTTATGTCTATTTTTGATTTAATGAATAGTGCCGAGTTGGTGGCATACTGGGAAGAGTTGGTTAAGGACGAAGCACCTTATCCTTGTGAAGAGTTGTTCCCGGACGACAAAAAGAGAGGACTTAAGCTCGAGTGGTTGCAGGGTGCAAACGGTCTTCCTATCGTGTTGAAGAACAGTGCATTTGATGCTGCCGCTATTCCTCGTGGAAGAATTGGCTTCGATAAGATGGAAAGCCAGATGCCTTACTTTAAGGAGTCTACTTACATCGACGAGGAACTCAGACAGGAGTTGAACTTGGTGCTTGAGACCGGTAACCAGGCTTATATTGACTCTGTTATCAATCGTATTTTCAACGACGAGACACGCCTGCTTCGCGGTGCAAGAGCTTCTCGTGAGCGTATGAGAATGATGGCTCTTACATCTGGTGTGATTGCGATGGCTGCAAATGGTCAGACATTCAGCTATGATTACCAGATACCTACTGATAACAAGATTGAGGTTAAGACATCCTGGTCTGACCACGAGAACTCCGACCCTATCGAGGATATCAGAGTTCTTAAAGAGGATATCGAGACAACAACCGGTTGTAAGATTACTCGTGCAATGTGTGACAGTAAGACGTGGAGAGATTTACGTGCCAATGAGAAGATTAAGAATGACATTTATGCTATTCGTTCTAACGTTGGTTCTATCACCAATACGATGTTGCAGGACTACATCGCCGACCAGCTTGATGGTCTGATTGTTCGTACAAACGACATGCGTTATGCAGACGAGAATGAGAATGCTCAGAAGTTCATGCCGACAAATACGTTTGTTATGTTCCCGGGTGGTGCTCTCGGTAAGACGTGGTTTGGTACAACTCCTCAGGAGAGTGACCTCATGTCCGGTAACGCTGCTAATGTAACTATCACTGATATGGGTGTATCTGTAACTACGGTTCAGAAAACAGACCCGGTCAATGTGGAGACAATCGTGGCTATGATTTGTCTGCCTTCTTTCGAGCAGGCGCATACGGTCGGTATCATTGATACAGAGGTGGCCTAAGAAAAGGGGTGGATGATGTGATTTTTGTCCACCCTTAAAATAAAATAAATATGGAGGTAAAAGGATATGGTAACAATTTCCAATGGTGTTAAAACATTCAGAGTACCTAGTGGTTCGGTTGAAGCCTATGAGCCGGCTGGTTATCGTGTGGTAGATAAAGAGGAAGCGAAGAAGAGTTCGAAGTCTCATACAACACATGCACAGCAGCAGAAGTCTGACGAAGAGATTGATTTCAACGGTGGCGAGAGCACAGATGCCGGTGAAGGCCAGGAGCCTGATGAAGATACCAGTTTTGTTGCAGAGCTCATGGAGAAGTCCTTAAGCCAGTGGTCTACTGAGGAGACAAAGAAGTTTGTTTCTATCAAGGGTATCGACACCACCGGTGCAAAGAAACTTAGTGATGTAAAGAACATCATCAAGAAGTATCTTGACGAGCAGGCTAAGCAGAACTAAGTAATAAGGAGGTAACGGCCGTGACTGATGTAGAAAGAGTATATAAAGAGATTAGAGAGCAGCAATCTCCTTACTTTGAGGATGGCGACATTGAATACTATCTGGAAAAGAATAGTGGAGATGTTGAAGCTACTATCTATGAGATGTTAATCATCAAGTCTGAGGACTCTTCGCTTGAGGTTAGCGGCCTTATCACCGGTGACTCTTCAAGCTATTTCAAGAGGTTAGCCGATAGACATAAACCGTTTAATTCGGGTACATTGTTAGGAGGCTAAGTATTATGGTTAATAAAAGATTTCAGTTAATGAAGTTGGAAAGAGAGATTAAGCGACAGGGCATACCATTCAAGTATTATCGAGTGCCAAAGAACCAGTTTGGAGAGCCTGACTTCGACGCAGACCCCGAGTTCTTGAAAGAGATAACAGGTATGTACCACGAGTTTACAGCTCACATGACAGATACTGTAGTTGTACTTACAGGTACGATAGATGCAACAACTCGTACTAAGAAAAGCCCTCAGAGCTTATGTAGGTATGACGATATTCTGTTTCAAAATAAAAGTGGAGAACAGGACCACATACAAATAGGGGATATAGTAGAGTATAATCATAGGATTATGCAGGTATCAGGCTTACAAAATATAATGGAGTGGAACATGATTGTGGATGTTTCATTCGAGGAGGTAGACGATGGCACTGACTCTTATATTAGACGAAAACAAAAATCAGGTGAAGTCGAGCTTAACTCGTATGCATCAGCAATATCGTCCTATACTTCAGGCTTATATGGTAACGAAAGCACAGGAGTTGGAGCAGTACATGAAGTCTAACCATCCTTGGCAGAATAGAACGGGTAATGCGGAGAGAGGTTTATCTGCTAAGTTATCTAGTTCAAAAGCCCAGTATGTGCAAACCATAGAGTTATCTCACGGTGTTTCTTATGGTGTATATCTTGAGTACAGTATGGAAAAAAGATATGCTATTATAGAACCTACAATGAGGTTAATGGGTCCCAGAATTGTGGATGATTTGTCTATGAAGCTTGGTATGTTTGTCGGATTGAAAGAGAAAGGTGGTTGACTATGATTGATACAGAATTGTATGAACCGTCTAGTTCTCGTTGGGGCGACATCCAGTTACAACTTACGAGTTGGTTTGAAGAAAAGAAAGAGAATGTAAAGGTATATCCTCCAGGTGTAAAAACCGGTGATTGTACAGAACCTTACATAGTTGTCAAGATTGATGGTTCATATAAACATGCTAATTTCAGTACAGATAGAGATATGTATGCTGTTATGTGTTATGTACCGAAACAACAGTATTCTAAGTTAGAACCGTTGGTACAAAAAGTAAAAGAGGCTATGAAGCCATTAGTGCCTATGATTGTTCCTTATGGACAGCAGACACCGTCATATTATGATGATACGTGTAAGGCACATTATATTTCAATCGAGTATGAGAATTACAAGAAATGTTAAGGAGGTAAAAGTAAGATGGGTGAGAACATCAGAAAAGCGAGAAATGAAATACCTACAATCGACGTTGCTCTTGTTACCATTGAAACCCGTAATGGCTTCGAGTTTGGTTTTGAGACGGCTAATCAGATTGAGGTAGAACCTCAGACAGAGGAGACAGATGCTGTTAAGCTTGTTGTGAAGGGCAGGCTTCGTGCACAGAAACCTAAGGAGACTACAATTACCGGTCACGAGATTACATTGACTGATAATGTATTTATTCCTGAGCTGGTTTTAATTCTGCAGGGTGGTACACTTTTGTACTGGCAGGATGAAGCCAAGACCATTATGGGTGAGGAAGAGTCAGATTATGGTGTTGCAAAATATACCCCGCCGGTTGCCGGTTCTAGTGATAAGGGTGAGGTGTTCACTCTGAATGCTTATTCGGCTATCTATAATGCGGCAGGTATTATCACCGGTTATGAAAAGACAATGTATCCTAACTGTCAGGGAACACCGTTTGCATTCAGTTCAGAGGACGGCACATTCAGAGCTCCTGAGTATACTATCAATTCTGCGCCGGATGAAGGCGAGGCACCTTATGATATTACATGGGTATCTAAGCTGCCTAATTTGGTTGACCCGGATGCTATTCCGGTTATTACAATTCCTACCGGTGAGTTGCTTGGTATGGATGTAAGTAACTTCGGTAACTACTCTATCAAAGAGGGTAATATCGTCGGTACATTAACCAAGGTTGAGAACTTTACAGGTTTCAGTACCGATGAAGATGAGCAGTCTGGCTATTATATCGCACTCAACGTCGATAAGTGGCAGGGCTCTAGCTTGAGGCTTGACAGAACAACCGGTAAGGGCAAGGCAGTTAGCTTCAAGGATGATGGTAACCTCGTTGTAAGACTTGGCGGTGACCAGGATGAAGTGGCTACAGCAAAGCAGTTGGTTGTTATCGTTGATGGCGAGGAAGTTAAGTACGACATTATGGTTGTGGTTTCGGTGTAAACAGGTACAAAATGCCAGGGTGGGATTGAAATATATCCTGCCCTAAGTGTATTTTATAAAACAAAATAATAAAGGAGAAAATAATCATGGCACAGATTTATACAAGAAAACAGTTGGTAGATATGGGAATGGACGAAGCACAGATTAAAGCCATTCTCAGTGTACAGGGAGAAGAAAAACAGTCTGAGGTAGCAGTGCCGGTACAGAGGGAAGAAAACAAGGTTGTACCTATGGTTACCGTACAGGCTTCAGTTGAGCAGAAGCAGAGTGAGCCACTTAAGGTTACTTCAATCTCTGATTTGGAAACGTATGTACACGGTACTGTAGTACAGTTTCCGTCGTTTGCAGAGGGTCAGCCTTTTGTAGCTAGAGTCAAGAGACCGTCGATGCTGGCATTGGTTAAGTCAGGTAAGATACCAAACACACTTCTCAATGAGGCAACAAGCTTGTTTGCCAAAGGTGCAGGTTCTATGGTTGGTCAGAATGCTACAACTATTGATGAATTGTTTGAAGTTATCGAGGTAATCGTAGATGCGGCACTTTTAGAGCCCACACTGGCAGATATTAAGAGTGCCGGTATGGAGTTATCAGACGACCAGCTGATGGCAATTTTTACGTATACACAGCAGGGGGTGAAGGCCCTCGAGCAGTTTCGTTCGTAGTGAGGACATTCTGAATGTAATTGCAATGGCGAAACTTTATTATACTAGACCAAGTACTATTATTGGTTTGGTAGACCCATACACTAGCTATTGTTTTGATGAAGCATGTACTTATATTACATCGAGAATAAAAGATGGTGAAGAACCAGACTTTAGTATTAAAGACAAAGGTTCTTTAGAGAAAAAGCATTATAAGTCTCCATCAGAAATGTATAAGAGTATGGGATATAAAAATGGAAAATATACAAAGCGTGCATAAACTAATGAAAGGAGGTGTAAGAAATGTCGGTAGGTTTAGGTACAGCCGTTGGTTATTTATCACTTGATGTTACAGGTTTTGTAGCGGGTATTGATAGTGCCTCTGCATCACTTGGAACTCTTGAAAGTAAATTTAGTACAACAGCTCAGGGTTTACAAACGATAGGTAGTATGTTTAGTAGTGCCGGTACAAAATTGACGGCAACTCTTACAGCTCCTGTAGGTGGTTTTGGAGCTGCTTCAGTAAAGGCAGGCACAGAATTTGATAGTGCAATGTCACAGGTATCTGCTGTTTCAAGTGCCACAGGTACGGACTTGGAAATGATAAGAGATAGAGCCATTGAAATGGGTGAAAAGACAAGGTACTCCGCTACAGAGTCTGCAGATGCTATGTATTACATGGGTTTGGCCGGTTGGAATGCACAACAGATTTATGCTGGTCTACCCGGTGTACTTGCTCTTGGTGCAGCATCTGGTGAAGATTTGAGTAGGGTATCAGATATTGTAACAGACAGTTTGACTGCATTCGGTAAGTCGGCTGATGATACTACCGAGTTTGTAAATGTATTGGCTGAGGCTTCTCGTTCATCAAATACAACAGTAGATTTGCTTGGTGAGTCACTTAAGTATGTGGCTCCAGTAGCAGGTGCCTTTGGCTATAGTATACAGGATGTAGCTGTTGTACTTGGTACGTTTGCAAATAATGGTGTTAAAGGTTCACAGGCCGGTACAGGGTTAAGACAGGCATTGAACTCTTTGATTAACCCATCAGATAAAGCTGCAGCCCAGATGGATAAGTACGGTGTATCATTGTTCAATTCTGATGGTAGTACAAAATCATTGATGCAGGTAATGCAGGAATTGAGAGGTACATTCGGTGGTCTGGCTGTAGATATCCATAATGCAGATGGAGAGGTAATGTCTGGCGAAGAAATTATGGAGACATACGGACATTCACTTCCTACATCGGATATGGAGAAACTTACAGCCATCGTACAGATTTTTGGTGTAAGAGCTCTCCCCGGTATGTTATCTGTTATCAATGCTGCAGATGATGAATTTGATAGTTTAACCGAAGCTATTTATGGAGCACAGGACTCTTATAATGGTTTGGGCACAGCTTTTGGTATGCAGCAAACAATGTTGGATAATGTACAAGGCGATTGGTATTTGTTAACCTCTGCATTGGGTACAACAAAGATACTTATTTCTGATATGGCTAAAGGTGCATTGAGAGAGTTGCTTCAGAAACTTACAGAACTTGTAAATAAGTTCAATGATATGTCACCTGAGCAGCAGGAACAGATTGTTAAGTGGGCTTTGATAGCTGCATCTATTGGCCCTGTACTTTTGGTTATTGGTAAGACAATTTCAGGTGTAGGTAAGCTTATAACCACATTTAATAATTTGAAAGCTGCATTTACGTTTGTTACCACAGGCTTAACTCATGTTAAAGAAGCCTTTTCTTTAGCTAGAGCAGGTTTGACAGGATTTGCAAGCGAAACAAGTATGTTAGGTACGGTTCTCGGTAGTATAACTGCTCCGATAGCTGCTATAATTGCTATAATAGCTGTTTTGGCTGCTGCTTTTGTTACACTTTGGAAAACCAATGAAGATTTCAGAAACAAGTTTTACGATATGTGTGAAACTATTAAATCAAAGTTTGAAGAGGCTGGACAGAAAATTGTTGATGCTGTAAATTCTCTTGGTTTTAACTTTGAGAGTATAGTAGATGTACTCAAATCTATATGGATGGGTTTCTGTGATTTAGTTGCTCCAATATTTGAGGGTGCATTTACTATTGTGGCCGGTGTATTATCTGGATTGGCTGATTTGTTTGCTGGTGTAATCGAGGTAATATGTGGAATTATTAAAGGTTTCAAAGATGGTGATTGGTCACTACTCTGGCAGGGTATCAAAGATATTGTCTGGGGTGTGGTTGAAGCTATTGGTGGAATACTTGATGGTCTCGGCGAAGCAATCTGGGGTGTAATTCAGACGGTAGCTAATTGGTTTGGTGCCAATTGGACAATGACCTGGGATGAAGCAAAACAGGCAGTGGTTGATTGGTTCTGGGATGTGGTTGGATGGTTCCAGCAGCTACCTGGAAAGATTGCAGAGTTCTTTAGTCAGATTTGGACAAACATAACTACTTGGTGTTCAAATATGATAACCAATATTACTACATTTTGTTCAAACTTCTTTAATTCTGTAGTTACTTGGTTCCAGCAGTTACCAAGTACAATAGCAGGGTTCTTCTCAAGTATTTGGACGAATATAACCACATGGGCATCTAATATGGTTGCTAAAGCTGTAGAGGTAGGCACCAATTTCTATAATAGTGTAGTAAGTTGGTTCCAGCAGTTACCGTATAAGATAGGTTACTTTATTGGTTATGCTCTCGGTACTGTAATTAAGTGGGTGGCAGATATGATAGCAAAGGCCTATGAAGTAGGCTCGATGTTCCTTAATTATATTGTTACTTTCTTTACACAGCTGCCTGGAAAGATTTTAGAGTTTATAACTTCGGCTTGGAATAATGTAGTAGCCTGGGCTACAAAAATGGTGAATAAAGCTAAGGATATGGCTCAAACCTTTTTGAATAATGTGGTGACATTTTTCACTCAGTTACCCGGTAATATTTTGAACTTTATCACAAGCGCTTGGAATAATGTGACTGTCTGGGCAACCAACATGGTTAATAAAGCAAAAGAAATGGCACAGAATTTCTTGAACAATGTGGTTACTTTCTTTACTAAGTTGCCGGGTAATGTACTTAACTTTATAACATCTGCATATAATAATGTTCAGGCTTGGGCCACCAATATGGTAAACAAGGCTAAGGAAATGGCAACTAATTTCTTGAACAATGTTGTTAACACCCTGACGCAGTTACCCGGTAAGGTTAAAACTAAATTGGATGAAGCTTTACAGAAGGCCGTTCAGTGGGTTAGTGATATGGGTGCCAAAGGGCTTGAAGCTGCTAAATCTTTGATTGATAATTTTAAAGAGGGTGCTAAAAATGTAGCTGAAACGGTTAAGTCCATTGGACAGAATATTGTAGATGGTGTGTGGAATGGTATTAAAGCCGCAAAAGATACATTTGTAAGTAATGTAAAAAGTTTCTTCTCTGGTATCGTAGATGGTGTAAAGGATGCTTTAGGTATTGCTTCTCCGTCAAAGGTAATGGAGAATGAAGTCGGTGTATGGTTACCGCCTGGTGTAGCTAATGGTTTTGAGAAGGCATTACCTGGAGCTATTAAGACAATGCAGAAAGACCTTGATGAAGGCATAGATGATATGTCGACAAATGAGGATGTAGATATTTCTGTTGAAGGCTTTGCTGATAATCTTATAGCTACGTATAATATGATTATAGACTGGTTTACTTCGGTTGAAGAAAAGCTTTCTAACTCGGTTGATAATATGGCCGATAAGCTTATGAGTTTAGTACAGGTTGGAAATCAGCTTGTTACACCTGATGGTTTGGTAATTGACAAGACAGGTTTTTATGATGTATCGACTCGCAATAATAATACAAGTGATAATCAGAATGCAAATAGTACAAGTAGTTCTGATACAGGTAATAGAATTTATATGATTTACTCTGATAAACCTGTTGATGAAATACAGGCAGCAAAGAAGATAAGAGAGACAGAGCGAGACTTATCGGAAGGGTTTTAAGGAGGTGGTTTAAGTGATTGATAATATTATATTGACAAATGAAACAACATCTGCTGTTCTTGAACTCGATACAGTCACAACTACCTCCTATATACTTGATGGAGAGAATACGAACTGGGGTCAGATAGAGGCAACGCATCATTCCTTTAAGTATGTAAATCAGGTAGGTGTAGAGGTAACAAATACAACTCTTGAAACAAGAGATGTGGTAGTTCAAGGCTGGGTGGTTGCAAAGACGGAGAACCAAATGGAACAAAGAAAACAGGTACTCAATCGGTTTGTAAACCCTCAGCAGATATTGGAACTTAAATATAAAGAGTATACATTGGAGTTTTTACCTAGTAAGTCTATACAGTATAGTTTGACATATCAGGAAAACAATGATGTTATATGTAAGTTCAAAATAAGTGGTATGTCACCAGACCCATTATTTAAGTCAGAAACAGAAAATAAAAATGCTGCTGCTACAACAATTGGTTTGTTCCATTTTCCTTTGATGATTGGTTTACCTGGTACAGAGGAAAGCAATGATAATGGTTATCCAACTATTATGTTTGGTCTGAGACAGCCATCGTTGATTGTTGATATTTATAATGAGGGTGCAGTGGCTACAGGTATCAGAATTGTATTTAAAGCTACAGCTACAGTAAAGAACCCTCAGCTGATAAATGTAAATACACAGCAGTTTTTTAAAATAAATAAGACACTGGTATCAGGTGAGGAAATTGAGGTTGATACCAATGTTGGTAAAAAGAAAGTAAAAGGTTACTTGGATGGTTTGGAGTATAACTATTTTAAGTATAGAGATTTCGATAGTACTTGGCTGCAGCTTGAAACAGGTGATAATCTTTTCAGGTATGATGCTGAGGAAAATATAGATGGCCTCGAAGTCTATGTGTATTATTATGACAGATTTTTGGAGGTGCAAGGATGCAATTAACAGAGACACAAAAAGTAAAGGTTACAAATGCTACAAAAATAAGTGCTATTCAGATAATGGTATTTAAGGTAAATAACAATGAGTTTGAACCTTTAGGAGATATATCACAGTACACAAGTTTATTGTGGCCGGATGCTTATATTGGGTATGCAAGTTTTGAGTTATGGGCTCCTATAACAGAAGACAATGCTAATCTGATAAAAGAAGGCAATATAATTTGGACCGGTGGAGAGAATGCAGCTATCATTGAGATTATAAAAGCTGATGTAAATGATGATGGTGAAAAGACTTATGATGTAAAGGGTAGAACCTTAGAGGCAAGGTTTGTCAATAGAATTGTTTGGGGTACATATACGGCTTCAAATAAAAAGGCCAGTACAATAATGTATGGGCTCGTTAATTCGTGTGTTATATCTCCTACAAAGAGTGCAAGAAAACTTAAATGGTTGAAGAATGCAGAAGATACTCAGTGTGGTCAGTTGATAGCAAGTTATCAGAAAACCGGTGGTAATGTATATGATGCTTTGGAAAGTATTGCTACCGATAGCGATGTAGGTTTTTCGGTCTCATTCAATCCAAGGACACAGCGAGAAGTGTTTGAGGTAAGAGAAGGTGCGGACAGAACCTTAAATAATTCAGAGGGTAATGAACCTGTAATATTTAGCACAGAGCTTGAAGATTTATTATCAAGTGAGTATTATATGAATAATCAAGACGAAAGAAATGTAGCTTTTGTTCAAGGTGAAGATACAGGTGCAAACAGAAAGTCAGTTATAGTCGGTAATGATACGTTAACCGGCTATGAACGTAGAGAGTTGTATGTAGATGCAAGAGATTTACAGTCGGAGGTTTATAATGATGATGGTACAACCACTTCGCTAACCCCGGAAGAATATAATGCAACATTAAAACAAAGAGGAAATGAGAAGCTTGCAGAATGTGCTAGAGTGGAAACATTTGAAGCAGAGATTAGACAGTTTGGAGATGTTCAGTATGTATATGGCGAAGATTATTTCAAAGGAGATATGGTAACCGTTATTGATGAACAGCTTGGTTTGATGGTGTCTGCAAGAATAACAATGGTTGAAGAACAATATAGTGAGGATTACAGCCTTGTGCTTACATTTGGCTATTCTTATCCAACAGTACTTCAGAAAGTAAAAAG